TCCGCCCTTGCGCTCCGCCGTCGGGTTGTCAAACTGGAAAAGTCTGAACTCTATCGTGCCCTTGGTGAAGGTGGCGTGCAGGTTGAGCATATGGTAGCGGCTGTCGTTGTAATGCTGGTCTCTGCCGTAAGATGCTCCGTTGCCTTCGTACCAAATGTCCGCAAGCTGCGCCATCGTGGCGGGTTTTTTCTTATTAAGCCTTGCGAGGAAGGTGGGGTCAACCGTCCTGCAGTAGCGGTTCATGCGGTGTGTGTCGAGCTTCAAGGCTTCCGCTAAAAGGCTTTCGTGGCTTGCCATGATGTTGGCGAGGTTTCTGAGGGTTTGCGGTGTGTGCCCGTTCGCCCCGATGTGAATGTGAACCCCGCAGCCCTGGCTGGGATTGCTGACCGCGCCGCCTTTTCGAAGCACCCGGATGAGTTCCTGCAGTGTCTCGATGTCCTCGTAGCGGAGGATTGGTGTGACCAGTTCGCATTTCTCGCTGTCGGGACCCGCGATGCTGACGTCCCTTTGGAATTTCCACTCCCTGCCTTGTGCGTCCCATGCAGAAACCGTGTAGTAGCCGTTTCGTCTCGCTGTGTCTTCGTATCTGCCGGTGTCGAAAAACTCGGCCGCAAGCTTCGCCGCCTTCGAGCGGGTTATGTGGTTCATCTCGACCTCGACCCCAATGGTCTGATTTTTCATCTCGGCTATCTGAATCCGTGTTGTTTCTTTCATTTTTTGTTCCTCCGTGTCGGTGTTTTCCCTTTAGGGTAGCTGTATATTACCGTCACTTTGAGGATATATCCAGTCAATATCGAGATATAAATCGGCATATACTACACAATCTTATCGAGACATAACCGTCATGTAATTGTGTATATTATTCCTCAATTCTCCGGCAGGCATCTTCGCCGTAGACAACGTTCAGACCGCTGCCGTTGTCCCATTTCACCATGACGCTTGCCGCATCGTCCACCCCGATGACTGTACCTTTGGTGCCGATGGGCGGTGCCTGCACATCGTCCATACGGACAAGTTCCACTCGGCAGCCTTTCGGATACTGCCCGCGAACCATCTCTACAATTTCTTTACTCGGAAAGGGCATCTTTCGCACCTCCTTTGAAAGCGGAGGAGCCGGTCAGATTCCGCAGTAAAATTTTCCGCTCCTTTTTATACTCCTCACCGATAAAGCCGAGTCGTAGCAGAAAACAGCGGAAGGCATATTTTTCGTTCTCAACTTCTTTTTCGGTGGCGTTGACCCGCTTCTGATTCTTACTCATATCACACAGTGCGCAGATGAATTTGCTGTAGGCATTGACCTCGTCTGGGTCCGGTACGGAATCAAACCAGGGGAAGGATACCGTATCCTCTTTTACCTCAAAGGGAGTTGCCGGGATGCAGAGGGCTTTGCTGATGAGTCTGCCTTTGGCATCAAGCAGCTTCGTCAGGTTGCCGACCGATACCTTGTCAAGCGGAAGGGTTATAACGAGTCCCGTTCCATTGCCGCTGCCGGCGCGATGTTCGCCCGTGTCGGGGCTTGTTTCCTCGACCGCGATGTCCTCCAAGGGTTCAGGCTCAAAGCCCTGTTCGGCAAGCCGTGCCACAAGGTTTTCAATTTCCTCGCTGTCGGCTCTGTCATCGAAGCTGACCGCGCCGTTCTTGTCAATGGTGAAGCAGTCCACCCGGTATGCCGCTGATGGCATTCCGAGGTATTTCGCTTCTGCTCCGGTGATTTGGCTGATTGCGCTGACGAGCTTTTTTCGCTCCTTACCGGTCACGTTGAATCTGAATGTGAATGTCGCCATATACAATTCCTCCTTCATTTTGGTAGTGTGATATTACCGTCAGTGCTCAGATATATCCAGTCATTTCTGCGGAATATATCACACAATTATCCGGAAGTTTTAATGCTCTCATTACGGGCAGACCACACAATTCCGGAGAGAAGGAAGTATACGCACGGGAGCGCGATTCCGTTGCCCCACATCTTATATTCCGCGGCATCGGAGTACGGGTTTTTCAGCCACGCCAGTATCTGTTTCCGCGATTTCGGTTTTGAGGATGTTCCGCAAATCAATCTGTGTGTTTCAAACACATCCGTCCAGAAGGCGATCTCACCGTATGTGGGAGCTGCCGTTCCAAGGTCTGCGCACCACCAGTCCGGGAACCCCTGCAGTCTGGCGCATTCGGTAGGAGTAAGGCGGCGGACGGTGTATTCCGGCTCGGCTTTTGCGACGGCTCCGGGACCTTTCGCCACGAGGGTCGGCTGAAGTTCCTCTTCGACAGAAGGTTTGTACTGCGCGTTTCGCCCCTGGTTGAAAGCGTCTCTGCCGATACCGTAGGAAGGTTCGGCAATCAGCGTCGGGTCTTTATAATCCCGTGCCAGAAGCGTTGGCGTCTGCTCCTCGCCAATGTTGGCAAAGGAACCGGCGGTCATAGCGTAAACCGCATGACGGTCGGAGGTGTTGAGGGTAAAGGAAACGTCCTGGTTGACACCATCGCCTTGCGGACCGTTCGCATCTTTGCGTCCGATCATCGAGCCTTGAAGCACATAGGTTTGCTGCTTTGTCGCCGCTTTGCAAAGCGCGCCGCTCTTATCACCGAGGATGCGGACTTCGTCACGCTGGTTCTGCGTGAACGGGATGCTTTCCACCACGGCAATGCCTCCTTGATTGCAGGCGGGGTTGCCGCCATTGCCGTCAAGGCAGCGGGAGGAGTCGGCTTTATAAAAACCGCTGTGCGGATTGTCCGATTTCATGGAGTTGGAGTCTTTGGAGCAGATTCCGTAGGCTTCTACTACGCAGTTGAAGTTGTCCTTGTCCGGCATACGCTGGTTGCCGCCGGCATTGTTCGCGGTCAGCGTGGGAGATACATCACCGCCGTCCCAGGCTTTCGGCTCGAAAAGCGTCTGGTCATTGTTGCATGAAAGCGTGGCTGACCTGTCCTCCTGAATCAAAGCGCCTTTTCCGCCGCCTTCGCAGCCGCATCGTATTTTCATAAGGAGCGGTACGTTGTTGCCGCCTGTTCCCATGCGCGATGTCAGTGTCTGAACCTTATTATCATCAGATAATCTGATACGGCTGTCGGTTGGATGGTTTTCAAGCGCGACTGCCGCCGGAACGACACCGGCACGGAGAGTGGGAGACATTTCTTCCTCATAACCTATCGACCTTGCTTTCGCCGAATGCTCGGTACAAAATCCCGCCGACTCCATTACGCAGGGAGGATGATGCGCTTCCGCACGTAACGTACTGGTTATATCATGAGTTACATCCATACGGTTTCCGCCCTGGTCGTTTAACACAACGCCGTTTCTTCCGGTGCTCATACCACAGTTGACGCCGAGGGTAGCGGCTTTATCTTCAGTCAGACATCCGTTATATCCGTCAAAACCGATGCCTGCCTTGTCAGCGCTGTTTTCAGCACAGCGGGCAGCTCCTTGCCACGCACGGAAGCCCTCCGCAGAATACCCTGACAGGCCTTCGGACTCAAATAATATTTGTCCGGCACTCCGGCCTGCAAAATCTGCGACAAGGAAGATGCGTTTTCTTCGTTGGGGAACTCCCCAAAACTGCGCATCGAGAACTCTCCACGCGACGGAAAAATCGTCTCCCAGAATCTCTCCCGCGGATTCCCACTTTTCACATTCAGGAACATCGCAGGTTTCATCTTTGATTTTGCAGATTGAGTCAAGGACTGCTTTGAAGTCTTCTCCTTTATTGGAGGAGAAGGCGCCGGGGACATTCTCCCAGCAGATCCATCGCGGATACTTTCCATCGGTCGCGCACCTCATTTCTTTAACGATTCGGACGGCTTCATAGAAAAGGTTGGAGCGGCTGCCGTCCAGTCCCGCTCTCTTGCCGGCAACGGACATATCCTGGCATGGACTGCCGAAGGTGATAACGTCCACCGGCTCAACCTCGCCGCCTTTCATTTTGCTGACATCACCGTAGTGTTTCATGAACGGCAGGCGTTTGGTTGTCACTCTTATCGGAAAAGGCTCAACTTCTGAAGCCCAGACAGGCTGGATACCGGAAAGAAGCCCTCCCAAAGGAAAACCCCCGGAGCCGTCAAACAGGCTGCCGAGGGTAAGTCCGCTTTCGGACATAAGCTTATTCTGTTCCATCCGTCTGTACCTCCCCAAATCTGAGGGTCTTGCCGTCCCGGATAACAGTTGCGTTTTCGCTTGTGCCGACCTGCTCGATGTACCGTTTTACAATCACATCGCAGAACTTCTCATCAAGCTCGGCTGTATAACAGATACGTCCGGACTGCTCACAGGCGATAAGCGTAGACCCGCTGCCGCCGAAAGGATCGAGGACGATGGAGTTTGTAAGCGAGGAGTTCATGATGGGGTAAGCCAAAAGCGGTATCGGTTTCATTGTGGGATGATCGCCGTTTTTCTTCGGCTTGTCAAACTCCCATATGGTGGTTTCCTTTCTGCCGGTGTACCACTGATGCTTACCGTTTTTCTTCCAGCCGTACAGCACCGGTTCGTGCTGCCACTGATACGGAGAGCGTCCGAGTACGAGAGACTGCTTTTTCCAGATACAACAGCCGGAGAGGTAAAACCCCGCGTCGTCAAAGGCGCGGCGGAAGTTCAATCCTTCGGTGTCCGCATGGAACACGTATATACTGGCATCGTCCGCCATACAGCGCTCCATATTAGTAAACGCGTCAAGGAGGAACTGATAAAACTTCTCATTCGCCATGTTGTCGTTTTTGATTTTTCCGGCGGAGCCTTCATAGTTAACATTGTAGGGTGGGTCGGTCAGCACCAGATTGACCTTGATATCGCCCAGAAGGGTATCGTAGGTTTCCTGCTTTGTAGAGTCTCCGCAGATGAGCGTGTGCCTGCCGAGTTTCCACACATCTCCCGCTTTTGTGAAGGTCGGCTTCTGCAGTTCTGCTTCGACATCGAAATCATCATCCTTTACCTCGGCGTCCTTGCCGAACAAGCCTGACAGTTCCTTTTCATCAAAACCCGTTAATCCGAGGTCGAAACCAAGTTCCTCGAGTTCTTCCAATTCTATCTTCAGAAGTTCCTCGTCCCATCCGGCATCGAGCGCCATACGGTTGTCAGCGAGGATATATGCCTTCTTCTGCGCGTCGGTGAGATGGTCAACATATACACACGGCACCTCGGTGATGCCTTCCTCCATAGCCGCCTGGATTCTGCCGTGTCCGGCTATGACTCCATAGCTGCGGTCTATGAGGACGGGGTTCACAAAGCCGAATTCACGTAAAGAAGAGCGGAGCTTTTTTATCTGCTCCGCCGAGTGTGTTCTCGCATTATTTTGATAAGGTACAAGCTTGGCGATTGGCACGAGCTGCATCTCAGTCGTTGTCTTGCTCATGCTTTTTCACCGCCTCCCGGAGTTCCTGTGAACAGTGGTTCCACTCCCATCTCTCACAGCCTCCGAAGTGGCCGTAGGTCGAGGTCGCGGAATAATCCGTATCTTTCAACTTGAGAAATTCGATGATGGCGGCCGGACGGAAGTTAAAGGTATCAATGACGGCGTTTCTGATTGCCGTATCGGAATACCTGCCGGTGCCGAAGGTATCTACCTGAACGGCGACATGGTCAGCTTTGCCGATGGCATAGGAAACGGACACCTGGCACTTATCCGCAAGTCCGTTCTGCACGACGCACACGGCGGCGCATCTTGCCATATATGCCGCCGAACGGTCGACCTTGGTGGGGTCTTTGCCGGAAAACGCTCCGCCGCCATGCGCCCCTTCACCGCCGTAGGTATCCACGATGATTTTTCTGCCGGTCAGGCCTGTGTCCGCGGCGGGACCGCCCTTAACAAATCTGCCGGATGGGTTGACGAGTATTTCCGTATCATTATCAAAAGGAAAATCATTAAACACCGGCCACAGGACATTGGCAATGATCTCACTTCGGAGAGCATTAAGATCTTTATCCTTGGAATGCTGAACGGAAACCACAATGGTCTTGACACGCGCGGGTTTTCCATTCTCATACTGAACGGTCACCTGTGCCTTGCCGTCGGAAAAGATACCTTTGATGGTGCCATCCGCACGAACCTTGTCGAGCCGTTTGCAGATTTGGTGTGAAAGTTCCAGCGGCAGTGGAATAAGACTTTTGGTTTCGTTGGTGGCATAACCATAAACCGTACCCTGATCTCCGGCGCCGATGGTGGAATACCAGGAAGTGTCTCCGTTCCTTGATTCAAGCGCCCTGGAAACGCCGCTGTCAATGTCCTCGGACTGTTTATGTACATATACATAAATGAGGTACTTCAATGGATTGTATCCGGCTTTCCGCAGCGCCTGCCGTGTAATGAATCGGATATCCACGCGCTTTGAGCAGGTGATTTCGCCCGCTACGATGATTTTGTGCCCCGTCGCCATGACCTCGCAGGCTACGCGGGAAGATTTATCAAGCCGCAGGCATTCATCCAGAATGCTGTCTGCAATAAGGTCACACAGTTTATCGGGGTGACCGATGCATACGCTTTCGCAGGTTTTATATGTTGTCATGTTAAAATCCCTTTCTCTGATGAAGCAGTCGTTCCAGATCATCATTAGGGTTTGCGCCGCTGAAATCCACGGTACAATTCTCCTTGACGATCTGCATGATGGCATCCCACTGACGGGCTGCCTGGTTCATATAGTTAATTCCGATATTTATAAACGGAGAAGTAATCGGCTTTCCGGTTGTCGGATGTTTTGAGAGAAAACCGAGTTCGTTGGTCATCTCCTCGCACTGAATCCATCGAGCCACGCACATGGCGTACCGCTCTATCGTCTGCGGAGACACATATGCGGCGCAGCCGATATTGCTTAGCCACTGCCATGTTTCCTCGTATATCTCCTTTGCGCGCAGCTCCGTGCCGTCGCGCTGTTTTGCCGAGAGGATGTCTTTCGGCTTCGGCATTGCCGCTCCCTCAACATCGGGAATATCCAGAACGGTCAGTTTTCTGCCGCCAGGATTTCCGTTTGCCGCTTTTTCGGTCACAGCCTTTTTCTTGCGTCCTGCGCCGGGTCTTTTTCCGCCCTGTCCGCCGGTATTATTCGATTTTGTCGGCATTTTCTCACCGCCTTCCTTTATCACCCTTTTGATTACGCTTTTTATTCACACGTGACCCCAGGCCGCTGTCCGCATAAAGGACCCGCAGAGATTTTGACCGCCCCTCCCAATCAGCTGCGAATCTGTCTGTCACCCATTTCAAGATGAATCTTGGTGTGGCAGGACTGACAGAGCGACATGAGGTTGCTCTCACGATGATCGCCGCCTCGGGAGATGGGGAGGATATGGTGTACCTCTTCCACGGGAGTCAACCGTCCTTCCTTAAGGCACCGCTCACACAGAGGATGCGCCGCAGCATAACGGTCACGAATTCTCTTCCAGGCTCGGCCGTACTTCTTGTTCGTGTCGGGACTGCGCGTGTGTTTGTTGTACTGCTGTGCGGCAAGTCTCTGATGCTCTTCGCAATATTGACCGCCCTCGACAGCCAGCCTTGGACATCCGCTTGCAGCGCACCCGCGCCTTGGTCTCCTCGGCATACAAATCACCTCGCTTTCCGGACATAAGAAAAGCCCCGGAAGGATTGCTCCTCCGAGGCTCGTCTTACTCTACTTTGCTATTGTAATCATACCATAGGTCAAGTGTGCCATACTGTGCCAAACCGTGCCAACTTTCAATCCGGGACAGAAAAATTCTGAAGAGCCGACCCATGTATGCGATGCACCGTGCGCAGCGACACGTTCAGCATCCGGGAGATTTCCTCCCAAGTACAGTCGTCAAGGTAGCGGTAACGGAGTACCAACTGTTCGTCACGGTTTTCCAGCTTATCTATCGCAGTGTTGATTTCTTCCTTGAGCCGTACAAGGTATGTGATCTTTTCCTCCACGCTCCGCTGAATCTCGTCTATCTTCTCAAGACACCTGACGAAGGGAGCCTCTGTCGGACGGTTGGGATTATGCGGCATTCCGTCAAACCTCATGCCTGAGACGCCGCTCGATAAATCCTTCCAGTAGTCAATCTCACGCAGGCGGCAGTTGATGAGTGCGTCCAGGTGCCGCGCCTGGTTCAGATATTCTTTTGCGGTCATGCGTCCACCTCCATTTGCAGGGAGCGGATCAGCATCTCGCCATCAACACTCGTAAGTACCGAGAACCACCCGGAACGGAAGAATCTCTCGATTTCGTCCTTGTCCGCCATCGCCGTCCTGTTCCTCGGATTCGCCTTAAGGCTTTTAAGAGCCATGCGGTAATCCTTCGCAGCCTGCAGGATGATGGCGTTCGCCAGGTTCTCGTAGTTTGTGATGTCGCTCATGTGCGATACCTCCCTTTGTCGGAAATAGGCATCGTTGCAATGGAGCGATGTATCTTTGTATCAGCGCAGGGAACCGCTTACCACGGTTCGCACCTCGTCCACCGAGCGTACCACCAGGGCAGTGCCGCCGGCTGCGAGGATTTTTCGGATTGTCGCTTCCTGGAGTTTCGTAGGCTTGCCGCTATCGGTCTTGACCTCGAATCCGTAGAAATGACCATTAATGCAGGCAATGATATCGGGAATGCCCGCCGTCCCATACATACCGACGTGTTCTTTCCAGCAGAAGCACCCCGGCACGGTCTTAAGGTACTTCATGATCGCTTTTACAATGTCCGCTTCTTTCATCTGTTCCTAAAACCTCCGTATTTTCAACGCTTGGAACACATGGAACACGAGAAATCCTATTTTCATATATTTTTTGTAACGAAAATCGAGGTATATAAAAATATGTGTATTATATATGGGGAGATAGGATTTTGGTGTTCCTACGTGTTCTCGTGTTCCAAAGATGCTCGTGGAAAGGCTGCCGGGATTCATCATCCCAGCACCTCTCCGAGCCTTATCCCCATTAAAATGCGCCTTTTCGCCATGCGGTCAATATCCCTTGTCACATCGGGGAACGCCGCCGTGATCTGCTGCACAAAGTTCTTCTGCGAGTACGGTTTCAGACCGCATTCCTCGCAGTAGCCCTTATATGCGTTGAACAGTTCCGTGGACCCGGCGCTATATTCAGCGTCCAGTTCGCAGTAGTCCTTCACAAACGACAGCACGGAATCCGACTCCTCGCGGTACTGCTGCAGCTCGTCCGCATTGACCTGCGTTTCGGAGAACACATAGTGATTGTTCATCAGCCTGCGCAGCCCTTCCAAAGCAAACAGGAAAATGCCGTCTGCCTCCATGCGGAACTTCTCCAGCAGTTCAGGATCGCGCTTGTCCTGCGGCACAGTATGGTTGAACCGTATGATGATGAGCCTGCGGTAAAATCCCTCCGACTTATCGCCGTAGTTCTTCGGTATGCTGTTACATGAGAACAGGAGCCTTGCGCTCGACTGGAACGAGAACGGATTCTTGTTCTTTTTCTCCACGGTCAAATAGTCTTCGCCGACAAGAGCCTTGAAGATGCCGTTATCGTCAATGTTCTTCGTAGGCAGGTCGGCAAAGATGTTAGCCAGCTTGCCGAAAAGCTCCGCCGTCTTGAACCGCTCGTTCAGAGCCTGCCATGACACATTTGACACGTTCTGCTTGCCGAGAAGCACATCGTTCAGCACCCGCAGCAGCACCGACTTTCCGGCTGACGCCACGCCCACAATGACAAAGCACTTCTGCGCCGAGTTGACCGGGATAAGGAAATAGCCGAGCATCTCTTGAATCAGGCCGACCTGCTCCATATCACCGCCCATCGACTCCGCAAGGAACTTCTTAAACAACGGGCAGTCCGCCTTTTTGTCATAGGTCACATTCAACTGCACCGTAGAGTAATAATCCGGCGTGTGTTCTGTCAGCGTATCCTCCAGCACGTTGTATAAGCCATTGCGGACATTGATGATGTAGGGATTTGCGTTCAGTTCGCGGATGTCCCTCTGCACCAGGAGACGCCACTGTTTCTCCGCATCAATGATCTGCGACATCTTCGTTTCCCGTATCAGCATCTTCTCCTGCACGAGCCGCTGCGCTTCCATCTCGGACATCTCGACATACACGCCGCCCCGATAGCTGAAGTGCTGCTCCGCCGCATAGAATACCTGCTGCCCGTCCGACATATCCTTCGCAAGCACACCGGGCAGGAAACGCAGACCCTTATCGGTCGGCTCGTACCAGTCGGGGATCGCCGTACCCGCCTTGGCTCTCTTTGCGTTCTTGCTTGCCTGGTACGCTTTGCTGGCATCCTTGAACACCTGATTCAGCGATTTAAGAAACGATGCCTTCAGTTTGAAATGGTCGCGGATTTCGGAATTGATGATGACGTCCGCCGTCACCACATCCTGGTTATACAAATAGTCCGAAACGAACTGCTTTGCCGCCTGCAGGTCTTTTATCGCCTCGCCCGTCACGGGGATGCCGTGCAGGATGTCGAGGAGAGCGTCCGCGGGCAAAGGCTGATAGCACCACGCCGCCGGAGACTTGACCGGGCATTCGTCGGCCGCGAACTTCGGACACTTGAACCCCTTTTCGCAGATGGTCTTGCAGGTGATGGGATTCGTCCCGCTCTCAAGGAAATGGTTTATTTTCTTCTGCGTGTTGCCCTCACTGTATCCCGGATACGGAGCGGACAGGTCGTGTATCATCTTCGTACCGCCCTCGAAGGGAGCGAGGTTGGTTATCATGGCGTACCAGTCATGCTCCGACAGGGACGCCGCGTCATCGCGGCAATGCTGCATGAACAAGCACGAACGGAATACCTGGTCGATGCCTTTTTCCGTACCGCACTTGCGCTCCACGGGAGCAAGGTCTACCTCCGGCAGCACGTCCGAAAGCTGATCCTGCGTGTATTTGCGTTCGGGATGGAAACTGACGCAGGTCACTTCCACGGGAGTATCCTTCTTGCAGTGCATGAAACCGGGAAGGCGCATGACCCTCGACTCGTTCACGCACATCGGATCGCCGTCAAAATGCTTCACGAGCTGCGTCTGTATCATACGGAAACGCTCCACCTTCGCAGACCCGTCCATGAACCAGTACACATGGTAGGACTTCTGCGTTTTCATAATCATTGACGGAGGGAGCGGAAAAGCGTCTATCTTTTTCTGCTGCTCGTCAAAGCAGTCGTTGTCCATCTCCACGAACTGCGCGTTTATCCTTGTAATGGAGTCATCGTCCTGACCGCCGTAATTGACTACGAAGAAGATGCCGCGGTTCATGGCGTTATGGTTCTTGAGCGTTTCTTCTATGCTTTTGTACTTCCCGCATTCGCAGGACAGTTTCGACCCTTGGAACACGCCGCCCTTCTTATCGTCAAAGACGCGGAAGCAGACGGTATCGGTCGGATTAAAGAGAGAACCGAGAACATCGGTCACCGTTACGTTCATGCGCCCACCTCCTCCATAAACCTGAGCTTCTTATTCAGCCGCCTTGCCTCCTCGATCTCACGAGCGACACCCGGCGATACCTCGCCGAACACCCACACCTCGTCACAGTCGCGGAGCAGCGCAAGACCGAACATCAGCCCAAGCTCCCGTTCTTCGGGATCGTTGTCGTTAAGTATCTGCGGATACAGAAGGTGGCTTGCTATCGGCATATATCCCTTATCAATAACCAGACGGCAATAGCCGATAGCGGCCTTCACATTTGCATCCACATCGCCCGCATACCTGGAAGCCACATAAATCTTCCTGCGGTTCTTGTCGGCATAGCGTTTTTTCTGCTGTTGCCGGTATTCCTTCATTATTTGGCTCATCGCCGACCCTGCGGTCGGATCGGCGTAGCCCTCGCTGTTTTTGAACATAGTCAATCCTCCAGTTCTTCCATCATTCCAAAGGTCGGTCCCGCGGACGCTTCCGCGATCAGCGGAAGGTCAAACTCCGGGAAGGGCTTTTCTTCCATGCAGGCACGGATAAAAGCCACCGCCTCTTTCAGCCTGTCCTCCGGGATAATGAAAGTCAGTTCATCGTGTATCTGAAGGATGGGCTTGAGCCATTCCCGCTCCGGCAGTCCGGCAAGTATCCTCGTGATGGCGAGCTTCAGAATATCTGCCGCCGTCCCCTGGATAGGCGTGTTCAGAGCGCACCGCTCCGCAAACGACTTCTGTCCCCAATTGTCCGAGGTGATGCCGGGGAGGTACCTGCGCCGTCCGAGCCAGGTTTCGGAATACATACGCCTTGCGGCGTCCGCTTTCGTCTCCTCCTGCCATGCGGTCAGACCCTTGTATCCGTGCTTGAGGTTGAAAAGTATCTCCTCACACTCACTCACGGATTTTTCAACCCCCGCCTTGAACTTCAGCGTCTTTTGCAGCCCCCGCGGGAACAGCCCGTAGAATGTGCCGAAGTTCACGTTCTTGGCGATCGTCCTGTGTTCCTTGTAATTATCCGAATGCTTGTCCTGCGCTTCCTCGTAGCTCACGCCGAAAATGACGCTGGTCGTGGCGGCGTGGATATCGCCGTTTTTGCGGTAGATGTCGAGCATCCTCTCATCGCGGCAGTAGAACGCGCCCACGCGCAGTTCTATCTGCGAAAAATCAAGCGAAAGGATAAGGCAGCCCTCCGGCGCTTTGATGAAGTTTCGGACGCCGATGGGATCGTTAGTTTTCCTGGGCATATTCTGCGCGTTCGGATTGCGGCAGTTCATCCTGCCCGTATCCGTGGACAGAGCGAACAGTTCGGGATGGATGCAGCCCGTCACGGGATTGAGGTATTTCAAGTACCCGTCGATATATGTGGACTTGATCTTGCCCCACTTGCGGTACTCCTGCACCAGCGTAAAAAGCCCCGACAGTTCAGGCCGGTTCTCGTCGCACCACTCCTTGAGGAGCGTCATCGTCATATCGTCAGCCGCCTCGCGGTTGGTTTCCGTGGTCTTTAAGATAGGCAGCCCCAAGTCTTTATACAGATAATTCTTGAACGCCTGCGTGGAGCAGTTCGCGCCGATGTTCACATCGCCGATGATGAACTCGATCTCCCTGCGGATGCGTTCCATCTCGTTTTCAGCCTCGGCCTTGCGCTCCTGCATGAGCGGGAGGTTGACCGGGATGCCGTTTGTTTTCATGATGCCGAGGTACACGGCGGTCGGGCTTTCGATCTCCTCCACGATATACCTGTGTTTCGGAAGGTAGCGGTCGAACCAGTCGTTGAACTTGTGATAGAGCCGAAGGGCAAAATCGGAGTCCGCGGAGCCGTAGCGGACGGTCTCCTCATCCTGCGCGTCCAGTTCATCAAAGTGCTTTCCGTCCGTGACGCTCGAAAAAGAAGGGAGCGGTTCTCCGAACAGTTCCTCCGCCAGCCGTTTCAGACCGCTCTCGTTCAGCTTTCGGAACTCGTATATGCTTTTAAGGCTCATCTGTGACGCACAGATCGTGTCGTACACAGGAGCCTGGATCACGATGCCCCCCGCATACGCCATCGAGGATTCAAAGGCGATGTTGTGGGCAATCTTTATAAGCGTTTTATCCATGAGGAACGCCGTAAGAAATGCAAAAAAGGCGTCCCCCTCTATGTTGGTGCCAATACGGTGGGCAACGGGGACATACACGCCCGTACCTTCCTTCACGGAAAAGGAGCAGCCGACAATATGAGCCTTCGCCGGATCGAGCGCGGCCTTGTCCTCCTCGCGGTAAGGATCATCGGGAGCAGTCTCGAAATCGAAAGCGACAATACGGCTGCCTCCGATGTAATCCTTTATCCCGTCCACCGTGGTCACACATTTATATTCTGTATTCATGCGCAATCACTCCTATGGGAAATACCCGGAGGAGCATATTACCCCTCCGGGCTTGTTCGTGTGCTTTACTTCAAAGGTTCGATGATCTCGCCCGTTTCGGGATCGACCAGCGGCTCATCGTCAATGAGGGACGCCGGAGTGAGGTTCGCGGCATACGCCTTGACCGTTTCCGACACGCCCGCCACGGCATTCCTCTCCTCGGCGGTCAGCATACGCTCGAATGAGAATACCGCCTGGGAGAACGCGATGCCGGATGCGTTGGTGGCCTTCTTCAGCGTGATCTTCGTGACCACCTGGTTCAGCTTGCGCCCGCGGGAAAGCTGGCTCTTCACATAGTTCGTGAAGGACTTGAGCGACCCGGTCGGCAGGGAAAGCGTGATGGGGAACAGTTCTCCTTCGCGCAGGATGTAAAGCATACGCTTGTTCTTGCACAGCTTGCTCTGTCCCTCGCCGCTGCCGAACTTGTTATACGGGCAGTTCTGGCAGTTCCCGCCGGGATTCCCGATGCCCGTCACGCCGTCAAAGCTGCCGCAGTCGGGAGGATTGTTGCCGCCCGTGTATTTGTCGCGGTAGTATGCGTAGGCGGGATGGTTATAGACGATAACGCCGGTGATGTCCTTCGCCATTTCGGACTCATCGCTCTCCGCGGAAGGAATCTCGAAAGCCGTGCCGCCGCCCGCGGGCAGCTTCACGCGGTCGAAGGAAAACTCAAGCCCCTGGCAATCGTCCGCCATAGCCTCGTTCAGTACGTCTCTGTTCGCAAGTGCAGCGAAACCCTCGTTCACTGCGATTTCGGTGTTCTTCTTATCTGACATGGTCAATGTCCTCCTCATGAAATGAATTTAGTTGTGGTTTTTGCGTTGCTGCAGTGAATCGGTGTTCCTACGACTTGCGGATTCCGACCGACACTTTTTCGTAAGTGCTGACGGTATCGCCGAGCCATGCCGGGACGTCCTCGCCCGTGGCTTCCCGCTGTTCCTTGATGAACGCCGCGAGAGTGTTTGCGTTGACCGTCTCTACGACCAGGCTGCCGTATCCGTTTTCCTTCAGAGCCTGCATCATCTCGTCCTTGCGGCCTGACGCCGGGGACGCGAACAGTCTGCTCTTCAAGTAGAACGTGCTGCCGTTACGGGAGAAGCGGTCAAGTTCGGCTTCTGTCATGGCATCGGAAAGCTGCTCGTCCAATTCGGCGATCTCCGCACCGAGAGCCTTGGTCTGCGCTTCGAGGTCCTTCTTCTGTTCCTGCAGAGTCTTGAGCCTGTCAGCCATTTCAAAGATTTTTGTGTTCTCCATCGGTGACTACCTCCTTTCACTTACTACCGAGGAATTCAACCCCCTGTGTGAAAGGTCAGTTCTTAAAGGGATTCCTGCCCTTGCGGTAATCGTCAACGAGCATCTTGGCGAGGTTCAGCTTCTGCCGGAGCGCGTATAAGACCTTGCGGTCGACCGTACCCCTGCACACGAGGTAGATGTAGTGGCAGTTCTCTTTCTGACCCGCCCGGTGGATGCGCGCCTTCGCCTGCTCGAAATTGCTCATACTGTAATCGAGGGAATAAAAGACCATCGTGCTTGCCGCTGTGAGCGTGATGCCCAGACCCGCCGCCGCGATCTGCCCCACGAACACGCGGCACCTGTCGTCATACTGGAAGCGGTGGATTTCGCTGTCGCGGTCCTTCACGCCGCCGCGCACAACGGCGTAGCCGACCTTTTTCTTTTCGAGAAGCTCCTGGATATCGTCCAGTTCCGGCACGAAACGAGCCATGATGACGAGCTTCTTATCTTCAGCCATAGCGGAATCAATGATGTCGGAAAGAGCGTCCAGCTTGGCACGGCTCACGGTATTGACCACGCCATCGTCATCGGTAAGGTGACCGCCCGTGATCTGCGACAGGCGCAGGAGCCTTGTGAGGATGTTCGCCGTGGTTACTTCCGACTCGTCCAGTTCGGCGTAGCTCTCGTCCTCGATGCTGTCGTACAGTTTTATGGCGTCCTTCTCCAAGTCCACGGTACGGACTTCCTCGGTGATCGCCGGAAGGTCGAGACACTCCGCTTTCGTCACGCGGTACGCCACGGAATGGAGCCGTTTCAAAAAATCGTCCGTCATCCATTTACGGAAGATCGGCGTGTGGTTGCCGTAGCCGCCCATGTCAAAATACTGGTTGCGGAAGGCGTAAAACGATGTGCCGAAAATCTGCGGATTAAGGAAGCGGTACTGCGAGAACACGTCCAGTTCACGGTTCGTGATGACCGTACCCGTAAGGAGCAGCTTGTACCTCGCCTTATCGCCGATGTGGTGCATCCCCTTGCTCTGGGAGGTGCGGTTCTCCTTCAGCTTGTGCGCCTCGTCCGCTATCACCAGGTCGGCGTTATAAGCCAGTAGTTCCTTTTCGAGCCTCCACGCCGATTCGTAATTTACGACTACGACCTGCAAGCCTCCGTCCGGCAGCTTTGTAAGCTGCTCCTTCTTCTTCGCCGCCGTACCCTTGAGGATTGTCATGGAATACGGGAAATCAGCGAACTTCTCGAATTCCTCCTCCCATACGCCGAGGATGGAAAGCGGTGCGACTACCAGCACACGGTTAACTTTTCCGTATTGGTACATACATCCGGCAACGGCGATGCTCACTATCGTTTTGCCCGTTCCCATTTCCATCAGAAGAGCCGTGCCGCGGCTCTTGAGGCGCTCGTCAAATACGCCGAACTTGTCGCAGGCAAAGGCAAACGCCTTTTTCTGATGGTCATACGGAGCCGCCTTGATCGGCATCATCAGTTCGATGTTCTCATTCATTGCCGTCACCCCGCATTTCCTTGATCTCGATGCCCTGCACGGATTCACCCGGCGTCAGCACGAGAACCTCGCAGAATTCTCCGAAGAGAAAGGTGAGCAGCCTTTTCGGAATGCTCCTGTGTTCGCTCTGCAGGACTTCCTGCTTATGTCCGTTCCTGTCGGCGATATTGATTTTGATTTTGTGTTTCAGTTTCATAGGTTGTCCTCCTATTCCTGATCTGCATTGCTGCGGAGGATGGATGTATTTCCTTCCTCACTCACTACCGGGAAAATCAACCCTCCGAAGAGGTGCGGCCGGGGAGGACTCCGACCGCCGTATGCGCCGCCGTTCACGGCTCAGTCCTTCTTCGGGTACTTGTGGCGTTTCACGCGCTCGACCCCGAAAGACTTAGCGACCTTGTCGATAATCTTGTTCTTGCGGTTGGTCATTGCCGCGGAGGACGGCAGCTTTCCCGTCTGCTCGGCTTCAGCCCGGCGCATCTCCTCAAGCGGAGTACCCTTGCCGAAATGCTCGAAGAAGAAGTCCTGCTGCGACTCCGTGCATTCCTCGTCAATGACGCGGCGGGCTTCCACCGCCTGGGGATTTTCCTGCTCCGGCTCGGCGAACATGGCGTCTTCCGGGCTGCCGCCCTTGTCGGCGATCATGTCCCAGGGATCGACCGCATCCTCGCTGTCGGGATCGGCCTTGTAGCTGTTCACCTTCGCGTCAAACAGGGGATCGCGCAGTTCGCTCTCGTAGCGGTCCTGTAAATCCATGTCGTGGTCGGACTCATCGAGCATGATGGTCAGTTCGAGCGACAGGTCTTTGCCGACCTCAAGTCTTTGCGTTACCACGCACTTCGCGTCATCGTCCCAGCGTTCGTAGCAGTAATACTTGCCGTCAGCCGTCAGATAACAGGTACGGTTGGGATTGAACCCGCTCTTGCGTTTCTTTGAATCGTTGTTCCTTTGCATGAAAATGGCTCCTTTCAGATTTGCTTTGAAATCCGCAAGGAGCCGTGAAATCCGCTTATAGAAACGAAAAGACGGCAGGACGATACCTTTGATAAGGTATCCGTACTGTCGTCTGGCGCTCTCACGGATTTCTATTTTGTTGCTTTCGACTTACTTCACATACTCATGGGTAACCTTGAGCGTTCTGTCTGCATTGGCGGTAATCCGGGTAATGCAGTCCTTCTTCCGAATGACGATGACCTTGCCGTCCTTGCTCTTATCGCAGACACGTTTATCATCAAGATTCTTCACTTGCTCCATCGTCCGCTCCTTTCTTGGAAACTATAAGTTCCACTCAATCCAAAAAAAATAGGTCTTTTAAGTCAGCATCGGGAAACGCCTTGATAAGACCGCCGATGCACTTCTTGCCGCCGACTCGCTTTCCGCGCAAAAGTCGGCTTACTTCCATTCTTGAAACGCCCATTTTCATGGCAAGCTGGCTACCTGTCCACTTATGCCGTTCCATTTCCTGTTTTATGTATTCAATATTGGGCTTCAT